GAATCAAAAAATAAATTGTTCAAAATACAGCAAGGGTGTAGTTAGAGATGAGGTGATATAAATGAACATAGAAAAAGATAAAAAGATAAAGTCAGAGATCAAGAGACTTAATATTATATTAAAAGAATTAGACAAGAATACAATTAAGGGTGTAAAGTCACTAATTGAAAACGCAGCATTTATGTCAATTACTCTTTCAGAACTACAGGACACTATAAACATCGAAGGTCCAGTATCAGAATATAAGAATGGTGAGAATCAATGGGGACTTAAGAAATCTCCACATGTAGATATATATAACACTATGGTAAAAAACCATATGGCTATAATGAGACAACTAACAGACTTGCTCCCTAAGTCAAATGGGGTGGTAGAAGATGACGGATTTGACAAATTCATTGCTAGAAGATAATTATATAAGAGAATACTGGCAAGATATAAATAATAAGAAGGTTGTAGTATCTAAGAAGATAAAGAACACATATAAAAAGATAATGCAAGACTTAGATAATTCAAACGATTTTTATTATGATGACATGAGAGCAAATCATGCAATTTATTTCATAGAAGAATATTGTAGACATTCCCAAGGAGAGCTAGGCGGCAAAAGAATTAAATTAGAAACATGGCAGAAAGCAATGATAAGCACAATCTTTGGATTTGTGGATAATGACGGATATAGAAAATATAGAAGAGCAATATGGATAGTTGGTAAGAAGAATGGTAAATCATTAATAGCCTCAGCAGTTGGATTGTATATGCAAATAGCAGATGGAGAGATGGGACCAGAGGTAGTTAGTGCTGCAACAACTAGAGACCAAGCCAAGAAGATTTGGGAAGCGGCAAAAGCAATGGTAATGATGTCACCAGTATTAAAAAAACGAATAAAGCCTTTGACTAGTGAATTATCTAGTAAGGCTTTTAATTTTGGTACATTCAAACCATTATCCAGTGATTATAATACACTTGATGGACTTAATTTACATTGTGTACTCCTTGATGAGATACAACAGTGGAAAAACGGACTTGCTTTGTACGATATATTAGCAAGAGGAATTTCATCAAGGAAACAACCACTAATATTTATCACAACAACAGCAGGGACAATAAGAGAAGATTTATATGACATTATCTATGACGAATGTGAGTTAATAATAAATGGTTATGGAGATCCTAATGGATATAAGGATGAAAGAACTATTGCTTTTATATATGAAATAGATTCCAGAAAAGAATGGGTAAATCCTAAGACATGGCAGAAGGCTAATCCTGGACTAGGGACTATTAAAAATTTAAACATCTTAGAAAATGAAGTAGAGAAAGCAAAAGAGAATCCCCTACTAGTAAAAAATCTATTATGTAAAGATTTTAATATAAGGGAGACATCAACTGAAGCATGGTTATCATTCGAGCAATTAAACAACACAGCATTATTTAATTACAAAGAATTAAAGCCAAGATACGGTTTAGGTGGTGCAGATTTAGCAAGTACAACTGACCTCACAAATGCAACAGTAGTTTTTATGGTACCAGATGATAACACTATATATGTTTTACAAATGTATTGGTTGCCAGAAGATTTAATAGAATTGAGAGTTAAAGAAGATAAGATTCCTTATGATGTTTGGAGAGATCAAGGATTATTAAGAACTACTCCTGGTAATAAAGTACATTATAAATTTGTAACAGAGTGGTTCAGGGAAATACAAGAAGAATATGATATATATATTCAGTTTGTAGGTTACGATTCTTGGAGTGCGACCTACTGGGTTGAAGAAATGAAGGAACAATTTGGATCAGTAAGTATGGAAGCGGTAATTCAAGGTAAAAAAACATTGTCAGGTCCTATGAAGTCATTAGGGGCAGATTTAGAATCTAAAAGAATAAATTACAATAATAATAGCATCCTAAAATGGTGTTTAAGTAATACAAGTGTAGATATAGATAAAAATAACAACATTCAGCCATCTAAAGGCAAAAATCAAAGAAAAAGAATAGATGGGTTAGCAGGTTTATTAAATGCTTATGTTGTACTAGAGCGGCACTACGAAGATTACAAAAATTTAATTTAAAGGGGGTGAAATATTGGGATTATTTGATAGATTCAGAAATAATACAACTATTAATAATTATGAGATGATGACAGACCAAGGCAGCGGTTATTATTCATGGAATGGCAGCTTGTATCAATCTGACATAATAAGAGCTGCAATAAGACCAAAAGTAAGAGCAATAGGTAAAGCAATAGCAAAGCATGTCAGGAATGATGGAAAGAGCTTACAAATCAATCCAGAGCCTTACATGAGGTTTCTTTTAGAAGAACCTAATCCTTACATGACAGGACAAATGTTACAAGAAAAGCTTGCAACACAATTAGAATTAAACAACAATGCCTTTGCACTTATACACAGAGACGAGAATGATTATCCCACTGCAATATATCCTATAATAACCACAAAATGTGATTTATTGAGGAACAAAGCAGGAGAATTACTGATGCGTTTTTACATTAAAGGGAAACCTTATATATTTAAGTATAGTGATGTAATCCATCTAAGAAAAGACTACAACGAAAGCGATATATTTGGAGAATCACCAGCAGCAGCACTAACTCCACTAATGGAAATAGTAAATACTACAGATCAAGGAATAGTCAAAGCAATTAAAAATTCTAATATGATAAGGTGGTTACTTAAATATAAATCAGTGTTAAGGCCAGAGGATTTAGAAAAAGACACTAAAAGATTTGTTAGTAGTTTTTTAAATACAGAAACATCTGAGGTGGCAGGGGCAGCAGCAACAGATAGCAAAGTTGATGCAATACAAATAGAGCCAAAAGACTACGTACCAAACGCTATCCAGATGGATAGAACTACTCAAAGGATATTAGCATTTTTTAATACTAATATGAAAATAGTACAAGCCAATTATACAGAGGATGAATGGATTTCATACTACGAAACTACAATAGAGCCAGACATTACCCAAATGAGTAATGTATATACAAGGTTATTATTCAGTAGGAGAGAAAGAGGATTCGGAAACAAGATAATATTTGAATCATCAAGCTTAACATTTGCAAGTATGAAAACAAAGTTGGGTTTAGCAAAGTTTGTCGAGTTAGGGATATTTAATCCAAACGAAGTAAGACAAATAATGAATTATGTACCAAGAGAAGGCGGAGATGAATACATTAGAAGATTAGATACACGCCCGACAAGTGAATAACAACATAAACCAGTACACTTAATGAGTGTATTTTTTAATACCAGGAAGGGGGTGAGGAAATGGCAAAGAAAGTAAATATAAAAGGTGTAATTATACCTAATGACGAACAATGGATATATGATTTGTTCGATATTGAGGCCACTAGTCCTGGTAAGGTGATTTCGCAAATTGAAGATGCAAAAGGCAAGGAAATAACAGTAGAAATCAATTCAGGCGGGGGAAGTGTGTTTGCAGGTAGTGAAATTTACACAATGATTAAATCATATGAAGGTAATGTTGTTGTGAGAATAGTTGGGATAGCAGCAAGTGCAGCAAGTGTAATAGCAATGGCAGGAGACACAGTTCAAATGTCACCTACTGCTCAAATAATGATACACAATGTTAGTGCAAGAGCAGAAGGAGACCACAATGACATGACACACACAGCAGGAATATTAAAGACAGCTAATGAGACAATCGCAAATGCTTATCGTATTAAGTCGGGTATGGACCAAGAAGAAATATTGCAAATGATGGAGTATGAGACATGGTTGTCACCAGCTAAAGCAAAAGAGTATGGACTTATAGACGAAGTGTTATTTGAAAAAGATATACAACTAGTGGCAAATTATGAAGGGACAGGAACACTTCCGAAAGAAACAATAGAAAACATTAGGAATGAAGTAGCACTAAAAAAAGAGCAAGACAATATAAAGAAAGCAGAAGTAAAACTGTTGAATTTAAAAAGAAAGGGGTTGTTGTAGTGGATAAAGCAAAATATACAGAACAGAGGGCAGAACTAATAGCACAAGTAGATGATCTAATCAAAGAAACAAAAGTAGAAGAATCAAATGTAATTATGGCCCAGATTGAAGAACTAGATAATAAATGGGAAGCAATAAAATTAGAAAATGCAAATAAAAACGCAATGGAAGAAGTCAAGAAACCACTTGATTTAGAAGAAGTCAACATAAAAACTAAGGAGGTAGAAGTAATGGAAAATATTAATATCAAAGAGTTAGAAGGTGTAGAAATGGTAGCAACAATGGAATATAAAAATGCTTTTCTTAAAAAACTACAAGGGAAAGAATTAACTCAACAGGAAAATGCACTAGTATCAGCATCAGGAGTTATACCTACTGAAACAATGGATAAGATAATTGAGAAAATGGAATATGTAGCACCACTATTGGCTAAGATAGACCTTAGCAGAATACCTAGCAACCTATCAATCCCAGTTGAAGGCACAGTAAACGACGCTTCATGGGTAGCAATGGGAACTGCATCAACAGATAGTGCAGATACAATAACTACAGTTAGTTTAGCAGCTTACAAATTAATAAAAACTGTAGAAATTGGAGCAGATGTTGAAGTAATGGCAATAGGAGCGTTTGAATCATATCTTGTAGATAGATTAGCTCACAAAATGGCTAAAGCATTAGAGAACGCAGTAATTAACGGAACAGGAAGCACACAGCCTACAGGGTTGTTAGCAACTGGTGTTATAACAAATACAGGAACATTTACACTAGCAGCAATGACATATGCAGATTTATTAACTGTTATAGCAGACCTACCAGACCATGGTTATAGAGTAGGAGCACAGTTAGTAATGCCATCAGCATTATTTTACAGTGATGTATTACCAGCATTGACAGACAAAGGCTCAGGGTTAGATGTTCAAGCAGTAGAAAAGATGAAAGTGTTAGGTTATGACGTTATACTATGTGACAGAGTAGCAGCAGACACAATCGTATTTGGAAACCTTGAAAACTATGCAATGAATATGTCATCTGATGTAAAAGTAGAAGCTGACAAGTCTGTAGGATTTAGAACAGGCTCAACAGTTTACAGAGCAATGGCATTAGTAGACGGTAAGGTTAAAAACGCAGCAGCATTTAACGTATACACTAGAGCATTAACATAATCAAAAGGCTAATTTATTTAGCCTTTTCTTTTTATAGGAAGGTGGTGAATTAATGGAAGTTAAAATGGTACAAAATACATTCTTAATGGGGAAACTTTATAAAATGGGTTACACCTATGACATCCCAGAAGAATATCACCAATACCTTGACGGAAAGATAGAACTTATTGAAATTGATTACACAAAATACACCAATAAGAAACTACGATTAATCCTTGATGAACAAGGGATTGAATACAATTCAAAAGGTAAAAAAGATGAGCTTTTAGCTCTATTAGGTGGTGAGTAAATGCTAGAATCAGTCAAAATAGCATTAAGAATAAAAAACACAGCATTTGATGCTGAAATATTAGATCTTATAGATGCAGCTAAATTAGACCTAGGAATTAGTGGAGTTATTAACATTAATGAACTAGATGCCTTAATTAAAAGAGCTATAACAACATATGTCAAGGCCAACTTTGGTTGGGATAATCCAGAGGCAGAAAGACTACAAGAATCGTATCTAATGCTAAAGCAACATCTAGCATTGAGTGGTGATTATAATGTATTGGCGTGATGTAATAAGTCTCATTAGCACCACAACAACTACAAATGAAATTGGAGATACAGTTGAAGCAGAAGTAAAGACAGAAGTATATGCTAATAGAATGTCATACAGGACCAAAGCTGTTACTCAAGCATTGGCGAATGGTTTGAAACCAGAATATTCATTTGAGGTAAAAGAAGAAGAATACGATAGACAGAAAAAAATAGAATATAAAAATATAACTTATAATATCATTACTTCAGCTCCTTCCAAAAACGAATGTATAGAAATAGTTTGTGAGGGTGTGATTTAAATGGGAATGCCTAAAAGTGTGATAAAGATGAATAAAAAAGACGGAGTAACATTCACAAGCAATGTCAATGCAGTGGAATATACATTGCATGAATTATCAAGGGCAGCTCTTAGGGATG